GTGGTGTATTGAAAATCTATGGAAGATAGAGAACCCTAAGGTTATTTCTCCAACTGGTTTAGAGCATGAACTAAATGGAGAAATAGGTGGCGTTAGAATCAAAGGTTTTATAGATAGATTCAGCGAAGCCAAGGGCGAAGGTTTTGTCATATCTGATTATAAAACTGGTAAAACTCCTAAAAAAACATGGATAGACGACAAGTTTTTTCAACTTCTTGTTTACTCTCATTTGCTTGAGTCAACGGGGGTTGGTAAGGCGGTTAAAGTTGAACTTCTTTATCTTAAAGATGGGGTCAAGTTCCACAAGAGCGTTACAGATGAAGAACTTCAATCTGTAGAAAAAACAATAGTAGAAACCAAAGCAGAGATTGACAAACGCTGTGAAACAGAAGAGTTTGAAGCAGTTAAATCAATTCTCTGTAACTGGTGTTCATTTAAAAAGGAATGTCCTGCATGGCGGTAATGATGAATGATGATGTTTTTGCACGAATGGTTTCTGAAGAGGTGAAAAATAAACTTTCTACTTCTCAGAAAAAAATACTTCTTGAACCCGAAAACTGGGGTAGATGGAAAGATGCTCTTTTGTTTTTAGTTGAAAGCCTTGACAGGCAGATAGAAAACATCAAAGAGGACGCAGATGCTGATGCTGAGAAGTACTCAACAATGGGTTTGAGCGGTAAAAAACTGGCAGTAGAAGCAGCCCGTGAATATCAGCATAGAATTAAAAAAATTGACAGATTTAAATTTCATGTAAATCGTCGGATTGACGAAGTAATGATGATGATTGAGACTGGAAATGTTGAATCATCAGACGGATGGGATAGAGTTGCTTTTTTGGAAAATGCAATTGTTAAGCATCGTGAATTATTGCGTGAATTTGATTTAGAAGATACTGCTGTTGATAGGGCTCTGTGGTCTGCGCTTGCGGGGAACTGGGATTTTGATTCAATTAATGAAGGGAATCTATAATGAATGTAGATATTGACAAAGTAATTTCTATGCTCTCCGACCAAATTGGAGTGCTTACTAAAGACAACATTATTTTGCGTGTTCTTGTGCAACAGTTGGAAGATGAACTACAATCTGCTCGTGCGCCACAGGTCAAAGAAAAAGGAAGCAGAGTACAAACTCCGCCGTCCATTAGTTGAAAAACTTTTAAACGAAAGACCCTTGTGTGAGGCTTGTCCTGTTTTTGCCGAATATGACGGCAAGGCAACATACTCTCGTAATCGTTCAGTAGATATTCATGAAGTAGTTAGACGCTCTCAGGGCGGTTCAATTCTTGATGAAGAAAACCTTATGGCGGTATGTCGCCCGTGTCATAACAGGATAGGAAACTACCCACAACTTGCATTTGATTTAGGCTTGGCAAAACACTCATGGGGGTAGTTTTTATGGGTGTTGACCTGTCTTTAACATCAACTGGATTGTCGGTAAATGGGGAGACAAGTGCATTTAAGTCAAAAAACAAGGGAGCGGCAAGGCTTTACGAGATTTCCAACCATGTACTAACAGACTTATCTGTAAAGGGTGCCAACTGTGTGATTATTGAGAGTTACTCCTATGCGTCTAGAAACTCTCAGGCTCACAGTATTGGAGAATTGGGAGGGTGTGTTCGGATGACCCTATGGCAACATGGAATACCTTTTATAGAAGTGCCACCAACATCCAGGGCAAAGTTTGCTACTGGAAAAGGGAATGCTGGAAAAACTGAAGTTATTTCTGCTGTCTCATCAAAGACTGGAAAACTGTTTTCTGGCTCTAGTGCAGATGACGAATGTGATGCCTGGGTTCTTGAACAAATGGGATTGGCAAAAATTAATAATTCTGATTACTCATGGACAAAAGAGCAACTATCTGCTTTGGACAAGATAGATTGGTCGCCACTAGATACTTTAGTTATTGGAGAAAAATGATTTCACGCAATGCGCCGATTAGTCAAGTAGATATTGAGCATGAATTACTCCGTCTTATGGAGATGCTTGAGACGGAGACTGAAGCATTTGAAACACTCGCTGAGGATTCTGCAAAGAAAGAAGCCTTGTATAAATCTAATTGGGCAAAAGAATACCTCTCTGCAAAAGGCTCAATCAAGGAGCGAGAGGCTTGGGCGGATTACAAGTTGGCTGATGAGAACTTTGACTACAAAATTGCTGAGGCTCTACTAAAGTCAAAGCGTGAAAAATTGCTTTCGCTTCGTACATCAATTGACGCAATGCGAACGCTTAATGCAAATGTCAGGGTTCAGGTAAACCAATGAGAGAGAAAATATCCCAAGACTTAATGCCTTTAGCATTAAATGTTGACGACCTAATTCCGCTTGAAAAGAATCCTAGAAAAGGCAACATTGAAGCAATTATGTCTTCGTATGAAGAGTTCGGTCAGATGAAGCCGATTGTTGTTCGCCCAAACAATGATGGGACATTCACGGTGATTGCTGGCAACCATCAACTGCAAGCGGCTAAAAAACTTGGATGGACACAGATTGCCGCTGTTCAGATGAATGCCGATGACGACCGTGCTGTTGCGTTTGCATTGGCAGACAACAGAACGATGGAACTCGGACATACCGACCCAGCAATCCTGAATGAAATGGTCATAGACCTGTACGAAGATTTTCCAGAACTATTTGAGGGACTTGGGTGGGATGAATTTGAAATTGCTGCAATTGAAGAAACTCAGTATGTTTCAGAAATAGTTTCACCCATTGCTGAAGCGTACTTCACCCCAGTTATTCAAAAACCTGTTGAGCCGAGCGCGCCAGTCAATATCAATGTTGAGGAATCCGAAGATGGTGTCAGACGGATTGTTGCTGGCAATGATATTGACCACAACAGAGTAGCAGTCTCTGGAAGCACAATCGTATCTCCTGGCTCATCTCCGCAGGCAGTTGTCCAGTACACCATTGTTTTTGACAACCCAGAACAGCAACGAAAATGGTATGACTTTGTTCGTTACCTTCGTAATGACCCAGGTATTTCTGGGACAACAACAGCAGAAAAGTTGATGGATTTTATTGACATGCATACGGAGGTTTGATAATGAACATTCATTCACCTGAAAATATTGAGTCATATCTTTCTTTAGTTAGCAAACTAAATAAAAAATACAAAGGTAGAGATTGGTCGGATAGGCATTCAATTATTTTAACAAGTGCTTTATTTTATGAAGTTGCTTCCAAAATTGTTGAACTTCAGAATCGCATTGAAGAACTAGAAGCAGATAATGACTAAGCAGAGAATGTTTCTAGATATATCCTGTGTTGATGCTGCTCGGCAAAGGATAAGACATGTCTATGATACTTTTGATACTGTTTGCGTTCAGTTTTCTGGAGGAAAAGACAGCACAGCAGTTCTTTACTTGGCTAAAGAAATTCATGAAGAGCGAGGACTAGGTCCAGTAAAAGTAATCTTCAGAGACCAGGAAATGGTAAGCCCTCTTGTTTATGACTATGTAGAAAAAGTTATGAATTATGACTGGGTGGATATGGAGTGGTACTGCCTTCCGTATGCTCAAGAAATTTGGGTGCTTGGGGTTAGGGAAAACATATTGGCTTGGGACCCATACAGGGAAAAGGCTGGCATGCTTGCACGCCCCATGCCTCCGTGGGCTATTAATGCATCTCATTTTGGGATGCCTATGGACCAAACTCTTCCAGAAGGAATTGATTACTACACAATGCAGGGAAAAACGGGAAGCGTGGCTTTTATAACTGGAGTTCGTGCAAACGAATCTATGGTTCGCTATCGCTCCTTGGTTCAAAAGGTGCACGAAAATTATATTGTTAGTCCGTACAAAATGAAAAAGTCAATACCTTTAAAGTTTGCAAAAGTTATCTATGACTGGCAAATGGATGATGTATTAAAATTTATTTCAGAAGAACATGATGCTGAATATTGTGAGTACTACGACCTTGCATCAATGACTGGCTCAAATACCAGGGTTGGTGTTCCTCTTCATGCTGTTGCAATTAGACGCATTGGAGACCTTGTCGCAACTGAGCCAGATTTTTACGACACACTATGGTCAGTATGGCCAAATATTGATGCTCAGAGACGCTGGTGGCCAGAGTTTGATATTGAAAAATTTATTGAAAATTATGCTGCTGATGGATTTAGGGGCGCAAAGCGATGCATAGAGGAAAACATGCTTGACGATTTTGACAAGCGTCGCGCTCGTGCTTATGTTGCTGATTTTAGAAAAAAACATTTAAAAGACCCATATTCATATCCAATGAATTGGCTTATAAGAAACTTGTTGTTAAATGAAATAACTATTTCTGCAGCAGCGCCAGTTGGTCCCAAAACCAAAGCAGACACTCTTAGAAAAAAACTTGCAGAACAGGAATTAAATAATGCAGAAAATTGATTATGTACCTTTTGCCGAATTAAATATTGCTCCATTTAAGGCAACATACATACTTAGACCAGACCTGTTGACCCTCTCCAAGTCGCTTATTGATTTTGGTTTCATGCTTCCAATAGTTGTTCAAAAAGAAACAAACATTGTTATTGACGGTAATGAGCGAGTGTCTCTTGCAAAAATCAATAAATATGTCAAAAAAGCCGTAGGGGATTTGTGTCCTGTCGTTTATGTTGAATGCGATACTCTTGAAGCACAAATGATGCATCTGAGACTAAATCGTTCCAGAGGAAATCTTTTAGCAAAACCAACATCAGGTATTATTAGAAATCTTGTCAAATCAAAAAAGTATTCAAAAGAAGACCTTGAAGAATTTTTGCAAATGAAGCATGACGAGTTTTATCTTCTTCTTGATGGTTCTTTGCTTAAACATAGAAAAATTTCAGAACATAGTTACTCCCGTGCATGGGTGCCAGTTGAGGCCGACCCGAAGGCTACTGATTCCTCAATATCAATTGAGAGACCGCCTAATTCCGATAGATAAGTAACCAATAGTCCTGTAATGATACAATTTTTTAAACGCTCAATTAAGGAGTAAAACAATGGACATACCAAGACGAGGGTTTCTCAGAGGTGGTAGAGATGCGGTCAGAACTAACAGGTTCCGCCGAACGGCTCGTTCACTAGCACAGCAAGCCCGCAGAGCAGTGGGTTTTGGTGGTGTGCCAGATGAAAGAGTGCGAGACATCATCGGTGAAGGTCGCAGGGCTCGCCGTTTCGCTCGCGAGCGCTAATTAACCCTTAAGGGCAATAATGCTCGTCACAGTACAAGACCTCGTAACCTACATGGACATTTCTTTGTCTTTAAGGCAGCAAGATGCTGCCGATATTGTGCTGTCTGGTCTTCAAAGCGAACTTGATGCGTACCTGGGGAGACCTGTTGAAATAACGGAGTTTACCGAGGAGTACAAAGTTCCAAGCAATCACTTAGCCACTCCGATGTCGTCATTCTTTTATCAAAACAGCCTTGAGTCTTCTTTTTATACGGCTAATGGTAATTCCAATCAATCTTCAATGAACTATGCGCTTCCTCCAGAGACGGTCTATTTAAGAAACTCTCCAGTAGTAAAAGTTCATAGCGTACAAATTCAAAATCAGTGGACAACGCCCACTTACTTAGGTGAAGCAATAACCAGAACAGCGGTAGTAACAGGTGCTACAAAATCTGGAATTAGGATTACTTTTACTGCCAATAATCACGGATTCACGGTCGGACAGTATGTGACAGTGACTGGAATTACTCCAACTGTATACAATGTTTCAAATAAAAAAATAGTTGAGGTTACAACCAATTCTTTTATCGTTGAGGTTGAACCTGGCGCATTGAGTGCGTATGTTTCTGGTGGCGAAGCAGAGGCTATTGGGACCAACTATTCTGTCCGCCGATACGGGATTGACATCTTCAATATTGTTGCTGATGACACTATCACGGTGAACTATGAGGCTGGATTAGATGGTCAATCAATTCCCATTTTTAAACTTTTAATTCTTCGTGCAGCGACAAGAGAAATGCAAAATATGCACGACGATGTTGTTGGTATTAAAGACCTTGAATCAAGGAATGTTGCTCCTCTTGAGACTGGCTTTTCAGACAGAGAACTGGCTTCCGTTAAGCAGTACAAGCGCCAAAGGATTGCGTAAAATGCGCATTCAAATACATGTTGATAAAAATAAAGTTGAAGATGCTTTAGAAAACATGCAGGACGCAGTAAAAGACCTTCGTCCTGTTTTTAGAAAAGCAGAAAAAGACCTTTCAGATATTTATACAAAACACTTTACATCTAATGGTAGTGGAAGATGGAAACCACTTGATGCCGAGTATGGTGCATGGAAGTCAGCAAATTACCCTGGAAGACCGACTCTTGTTCAGAGCGGAGCGCTTTTTAGAACCATTAGAAAATTCAGCGTTAGGGAAATAAATAAAACATCAGCATCATTTGGTACGGATGCGAAAGTAGCCAAATTTCATCAGTACGGTACATGGAGCATGCCTAAGCGAGAAATAATATTTGAGCCACCGATGTTTGCTAAGAAACTTGCAGAAGACATTGCTGACCATATTGAGGATGCTGCCTAATGGAACTCATGTTTGGTGCTCACTATGCAAAGCAATATGTAAATAATTATTTAAGAAATGATATTCCAGTAAGAATTGTGGATTACAGAAATGGCTGGAATCTTGACGATGCAACCCTCCCTACTCCTGTATCTTTTTTTACATACGAACCAATTGCCTTAGATACATGGCCCACAATCATTACGGTCGCCATGTCAACAAACAGGATGGAAAGAATTGGTTATGCAGGAATTAACCCTCTGTATAGGGTCAATTATTCAATGAGGACATATGTTTGGGTGCGTGATATTGGTTCCGAAGAAGCAACTCTAATGAGGGACAGATTAACCACTGTCGTTCGTTCTGCCCTTCTTGACTATCCATGCATGAAAGCAACAGACCCTCAGGACTCATTTAAAGCAATGATTGATGAGTCAACGATGCAAGAGCAATTTTCAGACTTAACTCTTTTAAAAGGTGACAGAGTTATGGCTGGCGCATATTTATCTTATGACTTGTCAATTGATGAAGTCGTGGACAGACGACCACTGGGAACGGTGAGCAATGTTGAACTTGAATATACCAATCTAGACAGAACCCCATAAGGGGATGATGTAAACTAAATGTGATTTACAGGAGAAAAAATGACTCATATTCATAAAATTGAAAAAATCAAAGACGAAAAAGAGTTTGATTCAAACGGCTCTGGGTATGTAATTGTGTCAAATGTTGCTGGAAGACCAATAGTTATTGGTTCGCCAGCGGTCACTCTTTATCCAGGAGATAAAGCATTTTCATGTGAAGACAACGATTCCGTACTTCGGGCAGTAAAAGCCAAAAAACTTGCAATCGTTGAAATCTTTGAATCAAAACCGAAAACAAAGAAGCAAAAGCCAGAAGAACCAAAACAAGAAGAAACTTTAGCAACAGTTGCAGATATAGAAGAAGAAGTTTCTGTACAATTGGGGTTGTCCGATGAAGGCGATTCTCCGCTGAGCGACAAACTGTAAGACACTAAGAGAGGTCCAATGCCAGGCGTAACAATTACCACAGCAGTAAGAACAGGCCCAACAAGCGCTACTGTTCGTGAATCATCACAGGCTTTTTTTATTGGTCTTGCTCAGCGAGGACCAGTTGATGAGGCAGTTCTCGTAAGAAGCCTTGCCGAGTTTGAGGAGACATTTGGTACATATGTTACCTATGCCTACCTGCATCCAACTGTTCAAACTTTCTTTGAAGAGGGTGGCACGCAGTGTTACATCGCCAGAGTCGTTGGACCAGGAGCAACCACTGCAAATGTAATCTTGGATGACGGTGGCCCAAGCGCGGATGAACTTATTGAATTGACAGCAAATGGCCCTGGAAACTGGGCGCACAGCATGCAAATTCAAGTAACCGCATCAGGTTCTCTTCGTAATATTAAATTGACCTACAATGGTGACCTTGTTTACCAAACAGGAAACAGAGCAAGCGCATCAGCCCTGGTAAGCGCAATCAACAACAGCGCAATTGCATCACAATACATGACTGCAACTCTATTGATTGACGAACTTCCAGGTGCTTCTGCAGCAGTAGCCTTTGGAGCAGGTACTTATACTGACGGCAATGACGACATTGGAGATTCCACAGTTGACACAACATTTACAGCATATGTTTCTGCTCTTGATTTGTTTCTTGACTCGTATGGAACTGGTGCAGTTGTTTGTCCAGAAACACACCAAATCAATACGCAATTGATTGCTCATGCAAATTCTTATAACAGAATTGCACTATTGCATCTTGAAGAAGGCACGAGTGACCCTGCTGATGATGCAGCAACACTGAGTGCAGAAGACCACTCGGAGCATGCAGCAGTTTATTACCCATGGGTTTTTATTCCAACCGATGTTAATGGAGTTAATAAGTTAATTCCGCCAACAGGATTTGTTGCTGGTAAGCGTGCTCTTGCGCACAACCAGACAGGCCCTCATCAGCCATATGCTGGTCTTGTATCTAGTGCAAGATTCGTAAATGGAGTTGAAGTTGATGTTAATAGAACACTCGGTGACTCACTTGATGCTGAGTATGTAAACGCAATTCGTTTTATTGCTAACTCTATTAGAATCTATGGAGCACGCTCGTTGTCAACTGACACCGATAATTTCAGATTCATTACAATTCAAGACACTGTCAATGGAGTTGTTATTGAAGCAAATGCTTCAATGGAAGACTTAGTCTT